GGATTCACTTCCCAAAAATCCGCTTGAATCTCAATACCAAAGGTATCATAATTCATTTATTTTATTTTTAACATCCTTTCAAAAATTATTAACTAACAATTTATAATTTTTACTTAAACGATCTGCATATTTATTCCTTTTTCTTGGCACCCACTTAATCATATAATAATTAAGACTATTTAGTACTTCTATCGCTTCCTGATGTAGTTTTGTAACTCTGTCTCCCGGTTTGAGCTTATTAAATCTGTTTGATCTTCCGTACTTTATTGAATCACACAAACCTAAACAATCAGTTTTTATTTCAACATTTTTTATATTGTGCTTATGTAGAACTTCGACAAGTTTTATTAGCGACAGATATTCTACTACTCTACAATCGTCAACATATGGTATTTCCATACTGTATTTTGCTACAACTTTGTGGTCAGGAGATGTAATAATTCCGCCTATTCCCGATCTTCGCTCATGAGGACTTGTTGATCCATCGAACCAAGCATCATAAATACGTGTGTCGAATCTCATTACAAACACCTCCAACTGTTACACATCTATTTGCTCATATTATTCTGTTCTGTTGCACTCTGAATTTCTAACTTATATCCAAATTTATAACAAACATCGATCACGTCATTTAACCACGACGAATGGAAATATCTAACTGGCCAATAACCATCAATTTTAACCGTATGTCCCCATACTTTATCATCAATAAACTCAGAACCTTTAATGATTTCATAAACTGTAGGTGATAGCTTTTTAATTTCCACTTTCATTTTTTTGCCACCTTGTTGTTTATTATTTCGATGAATTTCATAAATATTAATTGGAATAGTAATTAAAAGTGCAATTAATGGAGTTATAAAAATAATTTCAGTCTTAATTATAGTTTTTAATTTCAATATTTTATTTATTCAATGCTCCTGCTATTTCTAAGTCGTTATTTGGTATTTCGATATAATAAGTGATCATCTCGTTTCTCCATATATGTATTTTATTTTTAATCGGAAATCTCATTGTAATTGCATTTGCTAACCGGTCAGCCATCTTCATAACAAGACTAAGCCTAGTGTTGCATATTGTTAAATAATTTATAAAGTTTACATCACTTGATTTATCTATAACGCCACATATGCAATAATCGCCACATGATGGCAACTCTTTACCAACACCTTTACCGGGATGTAGTTGACCCTTTTTAATTACAAATTTACCTATCGATCTTTCTCTACCGAGCGCAGAATCAATGCAAATCATTATTTTATTCTTAGGTAGTGCTTGCAAACTTTCCTCTAAGTTCGCTGCATGTATTGGTTTATCAAGCGTTCCGTAAACGTTTTTATATCCCCTCTTCTTTAATTCTGTGCCTACAAGTGGCCCCAACGAGTCACCTGTGTATCTATCTGTTCCAATGCATACGAAAATTATATCTTTATTTGTTGTATAATCTGGAATAATTGCTTTTAAAGCTTCATAAATTTTCTTAGTACTAGTCGCATATTTCTTTCTCATTTTTTCACCTTAATTATAGTCATATGTGGAAGACAGTTTAATTCACTTTGTGCTATGAATTATACCATCTTCCACACGTTTTATCAACTATTTTATTTTTTATTTTTATTCTTCAGAATCAATTACTTCGTCTGTTTTTAGTGGTTTCCAATCATATTTTTCCGGCCTTTCAATGAGTTCAATAAAGTCGATTTTTTGCCCTGTACTATCTACATACATTAGCTTACCATCAACTTTAACTTGCTTTAATGTCTTTTTAAATTTATCCCAAAGTACCTCTTCACTTGTTTTAATAAATTCTGGACTATTCTCTTTAACATATGAAACAAATTTAGGATTTGATTTTGCCTTTACAACTTCTACTCCATCAATTAAAGCTTCAGGTTTTTGTTTTCGACATTCTAATTTTCTAGTAGGTAATTTAATTGTTTTTGTTTGTTTGCTTTCAGGTACACCTCTGGCTCGTTCTTCATCAAGTACACGCATATGATACACATGAAGATGAGTTTTAAAGAAATCAATTGTGTTTAAATATTTTTTGCTTGCATTCTCTTTCCACTGATCTAATTTTGTTTTGAATTCCTCAAGACGTTTATTATAAATTTCTTCGATCTCAGCAACCTTCTTTTCGTTTTCTGCGACAACACCGTCCGCCCATACAGCCGTTGCTAGATCCTTGATACTCCAGCGCTCGTCCTGTCGAATTCTTTCCACTTCGTCAATTTCAAGAAATTCTTCGCTAAGTTGCTCCTCATATGTATTCATCGGTTAACACTCCTTATTCATCTAGTAAAAGGATCGTCATTATACCTAATTTCAAAACCATTAACCTCTCCAACTAATGAAAAATCGTTCTTATCTCGATAATTCATATAGATATTTTGGGTAATTGAATTTTATGGTGGAAAAGTGTGTTTTAATTTCCAGCTTTCATTACTCATTTTGATCGTATTTGTGCATTATAACTCGATCTTCTTTCGAGCTAAATCAGCGATCATCATCGCGAAATTTGCGATGTCTGCGGCTTCTAATGCAATATTGATTGGGTCTGCATACAAATCACGGGTAGCATCTATTGCGGCTAACAGTTCGCTCGATTCATCTCTCAAGCGTTCCCATAGCCAGTAGATGTTTTCGTTATCCCAACCGCCTTTGTAGTCATTTTCGCGGAGTTTATCCTCCATCAATTCCGCAAACCATCGCACCGGCTCTCTTAACCCTTCTGGTTCGGGTAGTTCGGTGGCGTCAAAACGTCCTTCTTGTAATTCCCATTCCACATCAACCAATGCGCTATGTTGCCCGCTTAGATGACGTTTGTGGTATCCTGTATGCTGATTCACCATACCTTCCAAAGCGATGCGCCTGTTTTTAATCCATTCCATCAACTTCTGTTTATCTACAGTGTTCATAGAAACCTCCTAATTCCTTGAAATAATGGATAATGGCAATCGGTCATTCCACCACATAATCCGAAGAGCCGATATTTTAAAATACATCTTTTACATTTTTATTCTTAGATACAACAATATAAAGATCGCCTGCTTTATTTATGTAGCTAGATTGAAGGTAGTTTTCACAATAAGTTCCATCCCAATCAACATAAATATTTTCTTTATTACCATCTTCATAATTAATTGTAACGGATACTATATCTCTACCATTGTTAATTCTTTCAAAAGGCAAAACATTATTGTTGCTCCATGTTGTTAGATAAGATTCCGAAATATTTGCTTTTGATGATATCTGTATAATAAATTCCTCACACGTAGACAATTTAGAGATGCTATTTAAAGCAATTCTAGAAATTTCATTTTTAATATTTTTAACTTCAAATCGTCCAATTTGGTCTGCCTCAAATTTTAATACTTCACAGTTTTCTAAGCATAATTCAATAGATTTGATTTGATTCATCTTAGAACCCTCCATAAAATTCCTATTTTATTGTATTTTATTTATTAACTTTTCATCGTCTAATTCGTTATATATACTTTCAATTCTCATGTTTGCAATTTCTATGTATTTGGATTCTGTTTCAAATCCAATAAATCTTCTGCCACATTTTAATGCTGCTACCGCAGTAGTTCCTGAACCCATACAATTATCTAAGACGATTTCACCTTCATTTGTGTATGTCTTGATCAGATATTCAAATAAGGCGACAGGTTTTTGTGTTGGGTGAACTGTTTTACCCTCTTTCCCGAAAACCAATACTTGGGTAGGATAATTGGTAAATTTCTGCGCATATTCTCCTTCTTTAAGGCCCATATCGTTGTATACTGTAGTTTCTTTATCCTTTCGTCTATATCGTTTTTTGTTTACCTCTACAACTCCTTGTGGATTGTAAGTGGGTAACTTTTTATAAAAAACAGCAACTTCTTCAACATTTCGTAAAGGCATTTTATTTGCATTCATAAATCCAACAGTATAAGTTTTGTTCCAATACCAACAATACCTAAAGAGATTAATATTTGAGTTTATCAATGCTGTTGTAAATGGTTGTGAAGCAGTAAGAACAATCGCCCCATTGTCCTTGATTATTCGTTCATATTGCTTCCAAAGGGCTGCAAATGGAATTACATAATCCCATTTACAAGCAGTCGTTCCATAAGGCAAATCACATAATATCATGTCAATACTTTTATCTGGTATCAGTTTCATACCCTCTAGACAGTCCATTTGATAAATACGATTTATTTCAAGACTTCCAAGTAATTCTTTACTCAATAAACTACCCTCCATAATTCAATAAAATTCTCATTTTATCGGATTACATTTTTTAATCTTTTTTCCGCTATTTCTATATATTCTTTATTAATTTCATATCCTATGTAATTTACACCCAGTTCTTTACAGGCTACTGCTAAAGTACCACTACCCATAAATGGATCAATTACTATATTTTCAATATGCTTTGGAACTGAAAGGTTGATCAAGTATTTTATTAATTCCTTTGGTTTTATGGTACAATGAGTGTTAAAATCATCTTTCTTTTCTTGTTTGATATTTTTAATAATATTTGATTTAAAACCATATTCATCTTTTACATTTAATAAACCAATATTATAATTAACAATAGTTTCATAATAATTATTCTTTAATGGTTTTTGTAAGACACATATTGCTTCCCATTCATTCCTTAAAGCACTATGCCAACCTTTCCATTGTTCAGGATTTTCAACTCCCATTTTTTTTAATTTTACAGTCATATTTAATCCCTTTGGTATTCCACTATTTCTCATCCATACTATAATATCTCTTGCATAAAATCCCACATTTTCGAGAGCTACTTGGACATGTGCGATAGTTCTTGTACTATTAAAAACAAATACAAAACCACCGGGTTTTAATATCCGAAATAATTCATCGCCCCATTTTTCAACCCATTTTTCGTAATTTAAAATATTCTCTCTATTCTTTTCATACCATCTTTTATTTCTAATACCTCCTGATAATCCACTACCATAAGGTATATTTTTAACAAGTGTATTAGAATTTTTAACTCTTTTAGTTCTTCTTTTAATTTCTTCAATGTTCCAATCCTTACCGACAAATTCATAATTATAAGGAGGATCAGTTATACAACAAGCAATTGAATTTGGATCTAAAGATTTCATTCCTTCTATACAATCTGTATTATATATTTTATTTACCTCCATAATATTCAAACCTTCTTTCCTAATAAAATTACAATTTTAAATTATTTTTTAATTTTGTTTGATTACTTAACCCATTCACATTCAAATTCACATAAAAATTTAAATTCTGGTTCATCATTTAAAAAGTATCTATTCATAATCTCACTATTCTCACTTATTACTTCTGATATACCAATATGTTCATCCATTCCATGAGTAATATGTTTCCCATGAACTTCATTAATATAATCAACAAAACCTTTTACTACTGTTGATCTACCCGAATGTCTAGGGACAAAAAACGTTTTACCTTCAATTATGTATTGCAACATTTTCTTTTGATATTCAAAAAGTTTTATATTATTTTTCTTTTCAATAAACTTAACAATTTCGTCTAAATTATACATTTTTCATCACCACATAAATTACAAATAAAAGTCTCATTTATTCGATTACTTCGATTTTTACTTTTTTTCCACGAAGGCGATCAACGATGTCATCCAATTTGATGTCTCCTAAATAATTTTCTCTCCATCCATCGACATATTGCCAATCAATAACTCCTTCATACGATGTTGACATTCTATTTTCTATCTCACGCTTTGCAGAAGCATAAATTTTATCTGCGTCTAAATAATTCCCTAACCAGAGTTCACTATCCATTCCGTCATAAATATTTACAACATTTCCGTTTGACAATTTGATTTCAATATTAAAATGATAAATGGCGTAAAAATCTCCGTCCCCACAAAATCTACTCTCATCTTCAACACTGTATTCACAATGAGAAATCAAACTACCATACTCAGACTTAATTCTAGAGATTGCAGTTTTAACATTCTCTTCGTATTTATGAAAGAGATTGGCACAATAAACTTCATGATGCTCACATTCTGATTTTGTAGAAAACTCTTTGTTGCAGTTTTCGCAAAGATACAATGTTTTTATATTCATTTATTCTTCCTCTTTCCAATAAAACTATCAACTTATTGTCTTTTATTCTTATGAAGATTTTTCATACGCTCTGTTGCTTTTTGCTTCTGTTCTTCGCTCATTATTCGCTTTTTACCAGAACGGAACGAAACTTGATATTCCTCCAAAGATCAAGACATAGAAAAGACAAAGCACAATAAATCCATACAGTAAAAACACAGCCCACCCAAGAGCACCATTAAAGTTAACTTCAACACCACTTGCCCCAAGTGGGAATCCAATTATAAAGAATAAAAGTATCAGATACCAGAACCAATGTTTTTTAATATGATTTTTCATTTTCAATCTCCTAATCAAAGTTTTATTTTATTGGAATAATGTCATTAATTGCACGATATTGCTAACTTATAAACGTGCTTGCCATTATCTAATCTTACATAGTCGTAAAAGACTTCGACAATTTTTCCTGTGTTTCCGTAAATATCTGTTATTTGCTGTCCTAACTTATAATCTGGTTTCATCTCTAATGTCTCCTCTCCCGATAAATTCATGGTTTTATTCTAATTTGCTGAATTAGTTCTTTAATATCTTTTCTTTTTGGATTAATATTTTGTATAGCATAATTTTGAATTTCTTCGCTTGCACCATTTAAAGAACCGTAATCAAATGCTATTGAAAATATTTCTAGTGCAAAATCTTTAAATGCCTTATCTAAATTCAAGTGTTTATCTAAATATTGTTTAAATTCATCAAGACATTTTTGTTTGTAGGTCAATTTTTGTCCCCCTTTAAATACAGATTTCATTGGATCTGAATTTGAAGCAATGCTCCCTCAATTTGATTTTTTTCTTTCTCTAACTTTTCATATAAAGTAATCATAATTTTATTCTCAAATTGATACTTACTCGTACTTTTAATTAGTTTTTCCAAATGCCAAAGCGTATCTTCAATTTCTTCATTCTTTTAAAAGCTTCTTTGCCATTCATTTAAATTAACCTCTATGAAAGAATAATTTAATTGGATACTCCTCCATCTACCCTAAAACATACAAAGTCTTCGCATCCATCATGCGGATCAGATGGCATATCATGTAATCTACAATACCCATCGCCTGTATAAGCGCCATCTTCATCGCCATTAAAGTCATAAAATTTACAATGATCACAAATACCGATTGGTGAATTTAAATCCTGACAATCTTTAGAACAATATTTGTTTTGATTAAAGTCAGACATTTATATAACCACTCACTTTCATTTCATCATAACACTCCATACATAAGTGATAAGTATAAAACTTGTCCCATGACAAACCCGAATAATAAACCAAACCAGACCCTACAGGGATAATATTATTGCAATTTTTACATATCCATTTTTTTTATTTTGTTTTTGAAGCCTTATTCTTAAAATTCGATTTTCTGCATATGAATGATATGTGTAAACCTTTTCTAAATCTTCATCGTTATTTATATATCCTCCAGCCATATTGCATCATTTCCCAAATTGCTGTTTTCAAATAGTTTAAACACTAAGCTTCTTATTAGTCGATTTCGTTGTTGTATCTCTTGCTGTGTCTTAAATCGTACTCATTTTGGTTTCTTCATTTAAATCACCAAACTTATCAGTATAAAACCATTCTCCATACATATCACAATATTCATTTTCACATCGAAAAATCTCTCTCTTTCAATCCATGACGAGGGATAAATCCAATAATGTTCCGATCTTTTTAACTTGCCACAATAAACTCTGTAAATTAATTTTTCATTACAGTACGGACATTCCATTGTCTCATATCTATAAATTAAAAGATTTATTTCAAAAATTCTTCGGTTGCATCTTCTTTTTTACCTGAAGGTAAAATTCTATAAATTTTAATATTTTGCACATCTTTTCTATTGCCTAAAATATTGACCCGTTCTATAGTTTCATTTTTGGTAAGCATTCCTAAAGTACATTTTTTTGATTCTTCTAAAAAATTTATAATATATCTTTCTTCAATGTAATTCACAAGTTAACACCTCATAAAAGCAATCTTTTATGGTAAATTATCCGCTAATTCCGCAAGTATATCTCCGTGGCACGGTTTCGGTTTACAGAAGCAACATAGTGTCTTGCCTTTTAATTCGTGTAGACTGTTCAATAATTCTGGTTGCTGCATAATCCATTCACGATATTTTTCAATTGCTTCTTCTCTGGTTTCAACTTTATATTTTGCTTTTGTACCGTCCATATGTGAGAATGGGTTTCCCCATTTTGATCCTCGACCTATATAAACATCATATGGAACTTTATGATGTTTATTAACGACTCTTGTTTTTTGCATAAAAACCCTCTTTCGTTCAAATCGCTTCAATCATTTGTTGAACATTTACTTCTTGTAATTCGGCGTAATAAGCCTTCAGTTCGCTTATGTACCATTGTTGACTTAATCGAGCATATTCCTGAATAAATTGTTGCCGCTCATCAAAACTGTAGTACAGCGTTCTGTTCTCCTGCACTTTTTCTAATTGAATATTGTAGTTAATTACATATACTCTATTAGGTTTCATATTGATCTCCCCTGATTATCTTCATAATTTCTTTATACTTCATTGTTCCGCTTGATACGTGATCGGATACAAAACTTCCGGTTTCCTTTTCTCGATAAAGCCTTTTGAATTCTCTTTGATACCATACATGAAAACATAAACCGGAAATAGAATTGTGGAAATCGTAATTCCCATCCAATTTGTAAACTGATGAATCAAAACATAATGTTCGTTGTAGTAATATTCATACCTTGCCGCCCAATGTCGTTTGCGTTTGGGAAACAGATCGTTATGCTACTTCTTAGTCAGTTTGAATTTTTTGTGTCCACTCTTTAGAAGGTCATCGTATGTATACTCCCAGTCGTCCACTCTCTATCTCCTTTCCTGATAAAATCCGTCTTTTATAGGATATTTAATTTCTGATCTTCTAATTCATTATACATGCTTTCAATTCTTTTATTTGCAATTTCTATGTATTTGGGTTCAGTTTCAAATCCTATGAATTTACGATTACACTTTAATGCTGCTACCGCTGTAGTGCCTGAACCCATACAATTATCTAAAACTATTTCGCATTGATTTGTATATGTTTTAATCAAGTATTCAAACAATGCTACTGGTTTTTGTGTCGGATGATATCTCGGTTTCAATTCCCTTCTAAAATAAAGCGTACTTGTGGGATATCTCATTCCTTCGTTTTCAGTTATATAACCATCTCTCGTTCCAGTTTTCCCAAAAATTTCATTGTTATTTTTATTACGTTTAATTTTATATGGCTTTCCTTCAGTCATTTGTGGATTGTAAGTTGGCAGTTGTTTATAAAATACGAGAATATTTTCGTGTTGCTTTAATGGCATTTTATTAGCATTTAGATTTCCTGTTCCTTGTTCTTTAATCCATAACCACTCATAGCGCAATAATTTTAAATTACTTGCTCCTAAGACTTTATCAAAAGGTGTTTGAGCAGTAAGAACTATTGCACCATTATCTTTAATTATCCTTTCGTATTGTTCCCAGAGCTTATCTAATGAAACAATGGTATCCCATTTACAAGCAGTTGTACCATAAGGTAAATCACATAAAATCATATCAATTGATTTATTGGGAATCAGTTTCATACCTTCCAAACAGTCCATTTGATAAATCCTATTTAACTCTAGGCTTCCCAACAATTCTTTTCCCAAACACTTTATCTCCTTTCTTATTACCATGAAACCCGTATTTTATCGTGATTTTACTAATTCCCAATCACCGCAATACTGCTTTCTGCACCACTTATTATGTTCTTGGAACAGAACTTTTTCCTTTTGCTTTTCATCTAAGCATTCTAATAATTCATCTGGCACTTCTACATATTCTGAAAGTTTGTCTAGACGAACCCAGAAATAATATTTAGCCAATTAGCATTTCATTGAGCATTCAAGTATTTTTATTTTCATCACCTTGATAATCAGGTGTGCAATTGATAAACCACTCAATAACAGCTTCGAATGCAGCTTCCTCTGCCTTTGTGGTTGTATCTTTTTTATATTTCTTTAGTGCTTTAATAATTTCAATTTTTGGGTTTTTGGTATTAAAAGTTTTCACTTTTGAAGGTTCTGGAATATCATCATATACATAAATTTTATTGTTCGTATATGATTGTTGTCTTGGTTGACAATTGCATGAATGTGTACTAGGTGGAGGGAGAATTCCCATCCATGTAGACGGTTGATAGATTGGCGCTCCACACTGAGGGCATGATCCAACTTGAACGTAGCTCATATTTTTTATATCCCCCTTGTACCATGAAATAATCGTTTTATTAACTCTTTCCACTTAAATATCCTGCGTTACTGAATCTCCAATATCGCTTTCCAATGTGAACATAGATGAACCAAAAGCCATCATCCATAAACCATCTGATTTGAAATAGTTTACTAATGAAACTGAAAAACACTCTTTCTCCACAACCACATGAACATCGTCTCATAACTTTTAGTTTCATATATTCACCATACCTTTTCTGAAATTAGCACTTCGTTGTTCATTTCTTCATCTCCTTATATCTTATTACATATAAATCAAGATTATATTTTTGAGCCAAATTAATCATATGCAAACTCCCTCTACTCTCTCCATCCCAAAAGACAACACATTTATCAGCATACTTTGCCATCTCTTCATTTCGTATGTATCCAGCACTCTTCCCATATCTATTCCAATCAGCGGGAAATCGTGTGATTTTATATCCTTTTTCCATTGCATAAAGTTCTCCTAAAGAATCTGCACCTCTTGCTCCGCCTGATACAATTTCTATGTTTTGTAATCCTGCTAATAAATTATCTAATGTTACTTTAAGAAAATCATAATCATTGAACGTTCTTGTTCCTGCTACAATAACCTTTGCCATCACTCCATTCGCCTCAATATCTCTCTATGTATATCCCAATATTCTCGACACTTAAGTGCATTGAAATTTAGACTATATTCATTATATCTATCTTCAACTTCAACATTATTTTCAATTACAGTCCTAAAACGATTAATCAATTCTTCATTGGTCATTAAGTAATGATTTACAGCCATTTACTCACTTCCCTCATAAAACCTGCTGCGTAATCTATCGTATGCTTCACGTGCCATTTGTTTAAAAATATCATTAAGCTGATTATCGCTTTTAATATATTTGTCTCCTAATTGAGATACTTTGTTGCCATCATAATCTAAAATATAATCTTTTAATGTTTTTTTAAATACACCAATATATTCAGCAATTAATCCAAGAAGAACTAAATCACGCTCAATCTGTTTTACCTGTTCCTCCATTGATCCCTGATCCTTTCATGTTTTTTTAGACAAAGCATCATCGAAATCATTTTTAAGAATCCTTCTTTTTCTTCTTTAGATTTTGCTAATCCAAGTAATTTCTTAAATGGACTCATTTTATCTCTTGTCCAATCTTCTTTGATTTATACGTGAAATGAAATCTAAACCAGTACCACGCTTCTATGCTTCCTTTAAGATCTCCTTTGAACAGAAGAACAATCATTTGTTTAATCAACCATAAAAGATGTTTGATGTGATCCATTTACTCACCTCAATTTCTTTAAACTCTCATGTTTCCTCAAGCACAACATCATTTGAATCATTTTTAAAAACACTTCTCTTTCATCTTCTGTTTTCGCAGATTCAAGTAGTTTTTTGAATGGACTCATTTTATCTAATCACCCAAAAAATTTCTTGAAAATTATGTACCCAAGAGTAATTCCAAGAATCCCAAAAACTGCTGGAACTACTGGAGGTGCAGGAATAGGAAGTCGGACAGAAGCAAAGATGAAACCTGTGATTAAACCAGTGGCTAATGATGCTAGGCTTTGGTAAATAAACTCTCTCATATTTTCCTCCTTACAAAATTGCTTTTTATTTTTTAAAAATAGTATAGTTATGTAGTTTACCTTGCTTATCAAAACGATAACAATACATGCCTAACAAACACCCATAATCTAAATATTCTTCCTCATCATCAATATAGAAAATTGTTTTGTATCTATTCTTTAATACAATATCCTTTAATTTTACTATCTTCTTTTGCTTGCCTTTGTTCGAATAAATAATATTCGGAAGGTTCAATTTATATTTAACCAAATAATTTCTTATGACATCTTCTTGTGGGTTGGCACTATTAATTATTATTTTATATTCATCTTTAGACAAATACTGATAAAACTTATGGAAGTTTGCATTTGTAATTGTTTGATCAAAATCTAAGATAATAATTGGATTCAGTTGTTTGTAAATTTTAAGCATCCCAATTAAATCATCTCTTTTTTCTTTCACCAAAGCATCAGCATTTTCTGTTTTATAACTTCTTGGCAACTTATAGATGCTTCTTAATTTATTTGTGATAAAGGACATATAATCAAACAAGGATTTGAATTGTAAATCATTTATCTTTTTATTTAGCTCTTCTTCTGATCCATAAATAAACAAGTTCTTTAGTATGTGCTTTAAGTAAATTGTTTCGCGTCTTGTTAATAATGTCTTTGCCAATCCATATTGATTGACAATATCAGTGGGCATATTCAATAAGTAATTTGTCTCAGACATCTTATTCCACCCAATCAAACATATATTTTATGGTATTGTCGATAATCTTTTATTTATTATTTCTATGTATTGTTCTTCTATTTCAAATCCTATGTAGTTAAATCCTAATTTTTTAGCAGCAACTAAAGTTGTACCACTACCAGCAAACGGATCGAGAACTATTCCATTGGGTGGCATTACAAGTTTAATTAAATATTTCATAAGAGCAATTGGTTTTACTGTTGGATGATTATTCCCTTCTCCACGTTCTTTTCTCGATGCTTTAGCGCAGTAGAAAAACCGACTTGCTCCTCCAACATCATTGTATTGAATGTCAGGTGTTGAAATACCTCTCAACATTCCTGTAAAAGATTCTCCATCATATGACTTTTTTTTATTTTTTACCTTTGTACTTCTTGTAATTCCACTTTGCTCATCTAATAATCTTTTTGCTTCTTCATCAAAAATGATATTTGCAGGAAATCTTCCGTTAGTTGATTCAAACACTTGTTTTATAGCTTTTTCATGCCACGGTCTTTTCCATCCTTCGTTACTGGAACTTGCTAATCCCATGCAATTTCTTGTTAAATCCTCATTTGTTTCAATCCTACACGCATCAATATTAATTCCACCAGTACCCCATTTAAGCACATTATCTACAACATTTTTTTCGCTCAACGGTTTTCGTGCCACAACAATAGGTTCATGAGCAGGTTTTAGTGCTGTCCCCCATCCAGACCATTGTTTTGCTTCATTTGTAGCTGGAGCAGTAATATCCCACGATTCCATATTTTCATTACTGTTTAGAGTTTCAACATGGTATGCTCTTGATTTAATATTAGGTTTATTTTTTAACGTGGGATGTACTCGTTTTCCCACTACTTCTCTTTTTGCCCCAAATTTTTTATCAATTCCTTTACTTATATCATATGATTTTGGAAAACCGCTCCCATATATCCACATAATTTGATCTCGAATTTCAAATCCTGCGTCTTCAATAGTACAAGCCATTCTATGATATGTCCGTGAACCACCGAAACTTAATAAATGTCCTCCGGGCTTAAGAACACGCAAGCATTCTTTCCACATTTCAACATTATAAGCGATTCCCGTTGAATCCCATTTTTTACCCATAAAACCTAATTCATATGGGGGATCTGTGACAATAGAATCAATTGAATTATCTTCTAACTCTCTTAATAATTCAATGCAATTACCATGATAAATATTATTTATTTCTATGTTTATCACCCCTTTTTACAACATCATAAAATCAATCTTTTATTTGAACTATCCACGATTTATACTGTCTAAGTTCGCCCTTCAAGGGAGTAATACAATAAAATTCTAAGTAACCATTTAAATCAAGGAAACTGTAAAGGGTTAAATTTCTTGGCACAGTACTGTGATGATTATTATTATGCCTACGATAATTTATCACATTGTTTACATATGTATTCCAATCTTCTACTGTTATTATTCTTGATTGGAAGTAACTTGGATCACTTACATTGTATTGAACTTCAAATACATGAATCATATTATTCACCCTATAATCTTTTATTTGTAATATTTATGTATTCTTCTTCTAATTCAAATCCTACGTAATTAAAACCTTAAATCATATCCTTTTAAATTTCATTTGCTGTTATTTCAATATCATAAAATCTTGCTTTATCCTTGTACTTTTCAAAAAAATCATCAACTGAATTAAAATATTCGCTAGTTTGAACGTGTCCGTTTGATAATGATATTTTTTTGTATATGTTTTTTGTATCACCTAGATCACGTATAAGCATATAGATATCATCATGGCAAGGATCGACTGAATAAAAAATCGGCACACCGTGATGCTTTCCTTGTATGTTTGCTATAGATTTTCTTTTATAGTTGATAATATTAACTTTACTCATGATAATTCATCTCTTTTCTTTATAAAGTATCGCTTTAATTTATTTTTACCATTCATCATCATTGCAATATTGATCAAGATAACCTTGAATTTCATTTAAGAGCGATTCGCATTGTCTCCATTTATTAGCAAGTCATCGATCTTCAATATCATCTGCCGATAATTGACACTCCCCACGGATAAATCCGGGGGATTCTTGGATGATTCACGCACTCATGCATTTCTGCTTCATGCAATCTCCAAGTTAGGGGCTGTGCCATCAGCCCATCCTAAGACAGACCATATAGGTTCTTAGGCTGGCAGACTGTTACCATCTGCCACAGGTTGACGCATAATATTAATCGCTCCAACCCGATCTCTGTGTGTTTTGAATCCGCATGAACATTCATATTGTCTATCATCTGCTTTATTTCGTTTACCACAACAAGGGCATATTTGACTTGTGTATGCAGGATTAACTTCTATAACTTTGATTCCTGCCAAGTTAACCTTATATGTGATAAACTGTTGCAGTTGATAGAACGACCAGTTATGCAGATTCTTTGCGTTTTTACGACTTGTTCTTGTCGTCTTACGGATATTTTCTAATCTTTCCAATTTGATTAGAGATACATTTTCTTGAATCGCATAATTCACAATCTGTCTACTGATTTTATGATTTTGGTCTTTTATCCATCTGCTTTCTTTATCGCTTAGTTTCTTGATAGCCGAAAGTTTTTTAAGTTTACCTAATTTCCTTCTGTGAGACTGATATTTGCGTCTAACATATTTGATTTGTCTACCATTGCCAAAGAATCTGGTTTTACCTGTTGATGTTACAGCAACAGCAGGAACTTTTAAGCCAAGATCAATACCCATGATATTTTCGCCATTCGTTTTTTCTTCTGGAATTTGAATGGACACTTGAGCATACCATTTTCCTGATTTTTCAACAATACGCATAAGACCAAGTTTGGATTTTTTGATTAATTCCATATCTCTATCTGTTGGAATGGCTTTAAAAAATGTCTTTTTCGTTTTTCCATTAATAGATATAGGAAATGCAATTGTATTATCAAGGATGGTATAATTTTGATTATTAATATAATATACTGGCTTCTTGAGAACAGATATTTTTTTGGTCTTTTTATATTTGGTATATACAGATTTTGTGTCTCTGATCGCTTGATTGCAAACAGCAGATGGAAGAAAAGTTGAAATATCTTTTGTTGTGATTTTAGGAAACGATTGATTTTCAACTGCCTGTTGTGATAGTCTATTGACAATATTGATGTATTCTTGTGATGCTTCTTTAATGACCTTTGGGTTATCAGGAAAAAATCTTATTTTTACGGTGATAGATTGCACAAATGTCACCTCCGTTCTTTTTTTCTTGTAATAAATATATCATATTTTAGTTATGAAAATCAAGTTTTTACCAACTTATCCCACCACAATTCATCCCCATGCCTAAAGGCAGGGGCTTTCTTGTGGTGGATTTGTAATGTTGAATCATATAGCCAAGACCTTCTGACTGTGTTTTAATTGCTATATCTTCATTTGTCCATTTGCTCATTTTTTATTCATCTCCGCATAATAAAAATTTTACTTAATCGAAACAATATCTTTCGACAAGTTCAATTAGCACATCGCCATGACACATCTTGGGGTTTGCAAAAACATCCTGTGGTTGTTAATCGTACTTTGCTAAATCATCTTCAAGTTGAATCTGATCCAGACGTTTGTTGGCTATTTCTATGTATTTAGCCTCCGTCTCAAAGCCAATCCAGTTACGCTTTGTTAATGTTGCGGCAACGGCGGTAGTCCCTGAACCCATACAGTTATCGAGGACAATTTCATTTTCTTTTGTATATGTACGAATAAGGTATTCAAAAAGTGCAACAAGCTTTTGTGTTGGGTGATACCCTTTATCATTATCATATTTAAGAATGCTTGTAGGATAGTTGGTGAATTTTTGAGTATATGATTCTTTATGTGAAGGTCTTGGAGCGAAAAATGCTCTTGTCGTTTCAATGTTTTTTACGGTTTTATTGATTTCAACAAGCCCTTGTGGGAAGTAGGGCATTTTCTTTTTGGAGCCATTTGCGGTTGTTCCGTTAGAGAACACAACAATATCTTCGTGCTTCTTTAAAGGTTTATTTTTAGCATTAAAAACATCGCCACAAACTGATTTCTCCCAAACCCAGCAATACTTAAACCACTCGAAATTACTGTTAATCAATAATGTCGTGAAGGGCTGACTTGCTGTAAGAACGATTGCTCCAAAATCTTTAATGATGCGTTTGTATTGCTCCCAAAGTGGTTCAAATGGGATTACAGTATCCCAACTACAAGCACTTGTGCCATAAGGTAAATCGCACAAAATCATATCAATACTTTTATCAGGAATCAGTTTCATACCTTCTAAACAATCCATTTGATAAATACGGTTTAGTTGAAGGCTTCCAAGTAGTTTCTTACTCAATCAATCACTCTCCATTTTTTATTTTTTATATCTACAATACTTATATTATTTACTTCTTATAGCCAATACCTATACTATTTTACTACACTAGATCATTCCTCTAATTCTTTATCTACCACTCATTCCAGTCAGATAAAGTATATCGAATTGCGGAATCGTAAGATTTTCAACAATTACGTGTTTATGTGATTCGTCAATACCTACACCGAAGGCTTCAGCAATCTCTAAAACACGATCAGACGGATTTTCTATATTAGTCTTATAAATAATATCCAAATCCAAACACCTCTTACCTCCATTCTATAGTATTAATGCTGTTTTAGGCAGCGTATAAATATTTTCATAGCCAAATCAATTTTCCATTTAATACGATTATTCTTCTTCGTCTTCTGGATATTTAACAAATTCCAAATAATCTTCAAATGCCCTCTCATACACCTCATCAAGCATCTTTACAATATAGTTATCGCCAGATTCGGAATCAGCATCATCAAGCAAGTTTTCAATTAACCATTTTGCAAACTCTTCTCTATGACCTCTTTTAATTTTACATCCACTATAGTTGTTGGGACTTGCATTAAATCCCCTAATCAGATTGCTAATAGGCATTTCGATAATTATTTTCTCTTTTGTTGAACGTACCGTAAATCCTGTAATATTTTTATCTTCAATTTTCAAAATTTCCTTGTCTCCTTTTCCGTTAAAAGTTTATTTTTATTTTCTTCTATAAATTCTTTAACTCGCTTCCAATCTACTTCTTTAAATCCATCGGGAGCTTCTCCACGATTTACCGTAAATCCATCAATAAAACTCATGTAATTCTTATCGATTTTTTTTCATATTAGCACCTCATTTAATAATTTATAATTGTTCAAAATTATTTATCGCTAATTGTTCTTTGTTATTTCTCGGTTACAAATAAATTCTTCAAACGTAATCATTAATATTATTCTCTTTTATTCTTCAATAGGTTCATAAGTCTTTTCGAACACATTAGGTTTACAAGGATACATTTCCCCATTTACACCAGTAATAATCCAATCATCAAAGTCAGCACGCATATTACCTTCAAGTGTATCCAATTGGTAAATTCTATTAATTTCGAGACTACCTATAAATTTTTCTCCCAATAAATCACCACCTATTTAAATTATTATTTAAATACTGCATTAACCATACTCATTATTTCTTCAAATGAAGCATCTGTATATTTTTTTGCTAATTGCAAAAAATATTTTCCTTTCGGAGTGAGTTTATCAGCAATTTCATTGTCAGATAAATCAATTTCAATTTTTTGTTTTTCTCTTCTCTTTTTAAACATAAAATTACCACTTTCGTATTTTTTTATTTTGAATTTTTAATCCATTCTTCTTGTCTAACTCATCAAATACATTTCGTCGTCCACGATCATAATTATTTAAAGGATCATGTATAATCTTCCTTTTTTATTACGCAATCTTACATCATAATAACCGACATCTTCCGGCATAAGATCAATCTAATTCATCAAGAAGATTAACAAATTGATGTTGTCATTTTTCAGGCATTGATTGGAGAACACTTCTAGGTAGAACTAGATAACTTGCATATGATAAACCAAACCACGTATGAACATCTTTTTTCATTTGAATCACCAGCTAGGATCAATTAATACTTTATGCCCTTGCTTAATACATTTTTCAAGATCCTCTAAGCCTTCACATAAAATGTCGTCGTAACAGTGTGGTCGCCATTCTTTATTCACCTTCAAATCATTAGTCAGCACTCTATCTCTTTTATCATTAATATCAATACTATATCTTTCGTTAATACAATCTACACATTTTGAAAGATGAAATCCTGCGACAATTTCTCTGCAATTACCGCACATTGCAATAGGATCAGCGCCCATACGATATACCTATCCTTTCTAAAAATTTTTAGTCATAATTGGGATCGAAAATATGACGATCAAAATCATCTTCGTCATTGAATTCATAATTACCTACATTATAAAATCCTTTTTTGTAACCGTATGGATATCTTTCTTCAAATTCATTATCAGTATTGAATCATTTTCATTTCTCCATATCAACTCATCCCCAATAAAACTCCAATTTTATTGGTTTTTTAGTAACACTAATTGTCCTAAATCTGAAACTCTTTTCAATGCATTTACATTATTTTGTCCATATGCAACAAGGACAGATGGTGCTCCAGAATTACTCTTAGCTTTTTCTCCATTCACATGATAAAAGTAGAGTCTCCCTTTGAGAAACAATAGTCCATCTGCCCTGCTCCATATATAATCAAAAAACATTTCTGTTTCAGTTCTAGCAAAAACTAATGCGATGCCGTTACCATGCTTCACTAATTTATTTAGCCATTTTCCCGTTTCTTTCCCATAGGGAGGATTTAGCCATACACGACCAAACCATTCTTTAGATAAACCATCCTCAATAATTGTATAGTGAAACTTGGCTGTATCCCATGGTCTGTATATTGGTGCACAAGGATCTAAATCAAAAGTTCCTAATTTTTTAATCAGTTCAGGTGGTGTTAACCACTCATCGTTTTTCATTCTTGGTGAATGATGTCCACCTATACCTTTGTTCATTCCGATATTTCTTCACACCTTATAGAATAATCACTGTTGAGTTGATTTTCTCTAAAAGATTTTACACCTTGCATAATCTCACAAATATTCATTCATAATCACCCCATGTTCGTTCATTCATAAATTTAAGCCCATTTAAATAGTAATTGACTTCTTCATCATATTCCTTTTCTCGTAGTAATTTAATTTTTTGTTTTTTAACTTTACTCGGTTTATTCTGTTTCTTATCATCATTTTTATCCCACTTGTTTTTGTCTCTCACTAAGAAGCTCCTCCTGAACATTTTGAATCCAATCAAAATAAAATACAATCTCCTGCCAATTATCAAATCTTAGTATATCGCCTTGATATGACTTGTTGTGCGGTGCATTATAAAGAAGAGGTTCGCCTGAATATCCTATAAAATTATCTGGATTATCATCAATCAACCAATTTGTATTAGCGATTGATTTATTTCTAGTAAAAACGTAATTTTTTTCAGATATAAAATTAAAATTCTTTTTTAACCAATCATATTTAGGAAGGATATTGTTTGGATTGAATGGGGCTGTAATTATAAATATTTCATAATTTTTTGACAATTCATAAACTGCATCTTGACTTTCATCAATTACAGGCAAGTTTCTAAATAAATCAGGATCATCTAAATAAGTGTAGATCTTTTTTCCACACTCTGGTTTTACAATATTATGAAAATTCCATTCTGTAATATCTTTTGGAGAAAGATTATCATTATAATCGTTATTATATCTTCTAAGCCATTCACTCATAATATCCGCAATCACTTGATCCATATCAATTCCGATACGTTTCTTTTTCATTTATTTCCTCCATGAAATATAAAATATTTCTTACATCTTCAATTGCTTGTTGTAACTCATTAGGATAATTTGTCACTACTTCATCATAAAATACTAAGTTTGTCACTTCTTCGTCATATGTTTCCATACGTTTCTTGATATATTCTTCCGAATCACCGCGACTTCGCATATTATGAATGGCCTGTTCTTTATCAATATAGATAAATATTGTTAGTGTATTTTCATATAGTTTTTTCAGTTGTTTCATACCATGATAATCAACAATCGCAAAAGCATCACCTAAACTAAGCTTGTAATCTATCTCTGACTTAATCATTCCATAATAATTTCCACCGTAATATGTATATTCTATTAGTTCATTTTTATTAAGATAATCTTGAAATTGTTCTTCAGAAATAAAAATATAATCTTTACCGTTAACTTCCCCTTGTCTTGGACTTCTTGTTGTAAAACTTATAATCTCATTATTCATAACACTTCGCATTATCGTAGTTTTCCCACTTCCACTACATCCCGACACTAAAATCAAACGATTCTTCATTTTTCTCTTTCTTCCTCTCTACTAGCGTCAAAATGCAGTAGCCAATAATGTCCATTAGTGTATCATCTATACTTTCATTAATCTGTGGATTATGACCATTACACAAATTTTCCAATCTATTTATTTTATCTTCTAACCTAATTAAACTGCTTAATGTTCCGTACTTTTTGTATAATTTACTAAAACTAGAATCATAGTCGGCATTTTTTTTCTTAAGCAGTTCTTTGACTTCATTACAAATATTATCTATATAATAATTAAACGTATTCTCCATCACCATGTCGCTCCTCAATCTCTTCTTTTACTTTTAAAACCTTATTAACATATGAATTATTCCATCCGTGCTTTTGAATATATCTTTTCGCTCCTGCAATGCCACGATTATAACTCAATGTGACAAGATAAAATTTATCTTCTTCTGAATAATCAAACTGTGACCAGTATTCATTCAAATAAGAGATATATGCAACTGCCATTGCAACATTGTGATATGGATTATACGGATCAGGATCACTAATTCCTGCCATTTTACTAAAAGATTTAATGTTCGATTTGTTTATTTGAAAAAGTCCCATATCATTTGTACGACTCAGGACTGTATGATCGTAATCGCTCTCTACTTTCATTATTGCAAGTAAATATGTGTACGCAATTTCATTTTCTTCACTAAGATTATAGATATAATCAAGAAGTTCATCATCAAGTGGGATATTATCAATTAATGGTCTTGTTACTCCATCTTCGACAATATTTTCCACTATTTCATCCACTTCCGATGAATTTTCAATTTCATTAAATTTTTTCTGCTGAATTTGAATAATTGGATCAGTAGGTTTCTCAAGAACGATATAATCGTCTTGGTATCTCTCCCCTGTCAAGGAATTTGGCGACGAAATTAAAAACGAACAAAATATGACGGATGTGACCAGGGGCTTGATAAACCTTTTCATCATAACCTCCAATTTATTATGAATCTGTAGCCTGAATAAAACAGGCTACAGATTCATATTTTATATTTGTGGCATCAGACGGATTTAAAGTTTCTACTTAAATTTCATTCAATTATTCCATATATTATCGTTGACAAGGATATCTTATAGCTGTGTTTTCTGATAAATCTGTGCTGTCTCTGTTCATTTATGTATTTTACTTCCCTAAGTTTTCTATGTATCTTAACGCTTCATTTAGCTTATCAACGTCTGAAATATTTTTATAATCGGCTGTTGTTTTGAAGATCTCTTTAAATTTTGGCACTACATTCTTTATGATCAATTCTTTTGTATTCGCGTCACTAGATAAACGATTGACTTCACTTGAAATTTTATCAATAATATCTTGCGCCTTTTCCTCGCGTTCTACTTTTTCTGCATATTGCTTTGCTTGTCGATCTGCACTTTCTCCCTGTTCTTCTTTTAATTCTTCAACTGTCTTAGTTGTTTTCTTTAGTTGTCCTTCAACTGCTTCTTCAAATACTTTTAGGAAGTTTTCTGCACTATATTTTACAGGTTCATTAGGAAGATTTGTAAACCTTCCTCCAGCAATTGAAACGTATTCATCTGGCCTAAACTTCATTACAACCCTTGTTTCATGAAAGTTTGATGCTAACTCTTTTCCTCTTTTATTTTTTAGATTTTCGTCTAACTCATTACCTTCTCTATCTAAAACCTTTACTTCATTAAATAGACAACAAATAAGACTAGCTTGTGATTCAAAAACTTTTTTTGCTGTTGAATTTAACATTAATTCGAGTGAGTTATACTTTAAACCGTTATAAAGCGTCGTCTCTTTTTCTTTTGTCCATGCTAAGAACATTTGCCCGTACTTAGCATTATCGAGAGCATCAACTTGCCGTTTCAGTTCATCGTATAATAGTGTCCAGCCATTTTCGTGGGTACTTTCTGTTATATCTTGCAATGATGAAAACTTTTTTCCATACCTTCTATTTGCATCTTGAATGACCCATGCTGTACAAGCATCGACAGCACGATCAACGGTATCCCATCCAATGAGCTTAATTTTACGCCCTGTCTTTGCTTCTTCGACAAGACCTTTAACTACAACACCCCTGAAAAACTCCCATTGTGCTACTTCGTCGCCTTCTTCGCAAATTGGCAAAACGTTTTCTAATTCCCATGTTTCATATCCTTTTTCCCACGCTAGCAACAATGTTTCTTCCGCTGGATTTTGATAGTGTAATTCGGTAACTTCTTTCCAGAGTCGAGTTTTACCACTTTTATATGTACCAACAATTAATGATTTAATAAGTTCTAATGCAACTTTCGGTGTATTCTTAATCAGTTTATCTCTAAAACCCATTCATATATCACCTTCATTTTTTATTTTTAAAATGATAAATCGTCTTCAGACAAATCAAGTGGTTTACTATTATCGCTAAATGGATCGTACTCTTGATTATTATTTGCAAATGGATTTTCACTATTATTATTTTCTTTAGTAATTTCTTCTTCCGTTAAGAAATTTTTCATCCGTGTACCAGCAACAAATCCTAATACTTCTAAACCTTTTTTATCTCCTGATACTACTCGTCTTTTACGAACTGTCTTCCCTTCCGCATCATTAAATGGATCATCAGGATCAAAATTTTCATCCACTTCAATTTCTGCAAATTCTACACGGTTGTTATCAGTTCCTGTTACTTCGATAAAATCGCCATATTGCAATGTAGAAAATGCATCAGCAAGTGCTTTCTTACCTTCAGATGGCTCTCGATATGGAACTGTTAATTCAATATCATACGGTGTCGATCTTTCTTTCCCATATGTAAGATACACAGCATTAACTTTTGTATCTTTTGTATTTTCATCTTGATATGTGGAACGAATTCCAATTTGCATCAAAAAATAATTTACTTCTACAAAGTCTGGTGAATTAAAGTCTGTTATATAATTAATTTCATTTCCGTTGATTTTAATCGGACGTTCTTTCCCATCATCGCCTAATACTTTCCCGTTAACAATGGGTCGAATATTGTTAATTATACGCTTAAATACAATGCGATTATTTCCATCGCTATCGGGGAATTCATTTGGTTCATAAACACCAGTTACTTCAACCCAAAGACCTTCGTTAATCTTTTTATCATCAACTTTTTCAGCAAGTTCAAGTATCTTGTCCCAATCAGATGTAATTAAGTGATATGTATTATCAATTGTTACTTGTTCATTTTCGTCTTTCCATCTTGATTTATCGAATCGATTTTCCCACTTAATTTTTGCAGTTTTTTTATGTGTGCTACTATACGCAAAAACATATTCTTGCTCCATTGCAGAAAATTCAACTTTAAGTTCATTACTAGGCGCTGTTTCTACATTAAATTGTAGTATGCGACGAGGTTTTTGTGTTCTTGTAATTGTTTCTTGAAAAATAGGCTGTTCTTCCCATCCACCAGTATCATTGTTAAATTTTCTAACTGGTTTTACTAAGCCGACGAAACGAAAAAAAGACGAAAATTCCTTTCCGCCATGCTTTTTGTTAACTTTCACTAGAGTCTTTTCCTCTGCCATAAAATACTCCCTTCTTAATATTTTATATTTTGGTGCGGATAAAGGGATTCGAACCCTTACTCCCTTATGGGAAGCGGATTTTAAGTCCGCTGCGTCTGCCTGTTCCGCCATATCCGCATATAATTATCTGTACCCGAGCACCCGTAGGTAATCTCGGGTACACTTTACCTGAAAATCCGTAGATACATTCAGGCAGATCGGTTAATGATTGTCATTATGCTTACAAGACAGCCTATTCCTCCCACCCACCGATGACCATTCGGGTATCCCGACAGGGAAATAAAGTTGGAAACAGGATTTTGTCAAACACTTATAACTTAATACTAACCACTGATAAAACTTATGACTAAACACTAACCACTCAACACTTAACACTTATTTTTGATTTACCAAAAATAGTTTTTCATAGTTTGTTGGTCATATTTAGGGTTTACTACGTCATGCAAGCATATTTTATTTTATCAAATTTCAATTTCAGTTATTGCATTAACTTCATTAAGGGTGCCATCTAATTCAGTCAAAAAGGTTGTAAGGAAATTTTCAGATTCATGAATTTTCTCTTTTGGCACTAGATAAAGAACTTCAGATAAAACTACCTTCACAGCAGCTTCATCCATACCATCCGTCTTAATTGATGCATTATGTCTGTAAACTTCGTCCGTTGCGCGATTTACTGCTTGACCATATTTACCAAGCAATTCTTGTACAAATTTAGAAATATCACGACGATATACAAGTGCTTCTTGAATAGTCATGGTTTTATTAGCAACCATAATTATAGTTTGCATATTTGCCTTATCAATTGCAGTCTTAATCTTAATATATTCTTTTGTAAGATCCTCAAATTGTTGATACAAAGATCTAATATGTTCAATAGCCTGATTATGATTTTTATCCAAAGAAGCTTTAGGATCACCGAGTGGCGAACGTGATTTGCTACTAATTGCTCCGTAATTACCAATGTCATTATTGATTTTCTGAAGTTGCGCCTTAATTGTTTTAAGACGTGTAAGGGCACGAGCGATAGTCATTTTACGTTGTTCACTCATAAAATTTCCTCCTTAACTAAACACTATTTTTTGTTTTTAATTAGTTAGCGCCGCTTGACAGAATTGAACCGCCGACACCTTGTTTACAAGGCAAGTGTTCTAACCACTGAGCTAAGACGGTAAACAATAAGATATTAATTGTAATTATGTAATTGGGATGCGGGCAGGGATTTGCACCTTGCATGGTCGTCTCAAGTTTACCATTATACTTTACGACCTACAAATTCTACATCTGTTTTGTCTTTCTTACTAAAATTGCATCTTGGACAAGATAGGGCTAAATTTTTAAATTCGTTTCCACCGCCTTTTGAAAGCGGTACTTTATGATCTATGTGAAAATTATCAGAACAGTCTTTGTTGCAATATGCACATTTGCCGTTGTACTTATCTATAATTTTTTTGATCGTTTCGTGTGAAACAACAAATTCCAGATCAGCATTTTTCTTTAAAACCCTTCTCTTTAGATGCCTCGATCTCTTTTTTAATCTCGATTTCACAGAAGAATAATACTTTGGATTATAAGGTTTGTATTCTCTTATTTTCCCTGTTCGTATCATATATTGTTTTACAATAGCTTTTTCTTTGAAGGGTTTTTTCTATAAACTTCCTTATCCTTCGCAGAAGCACATTCTTTGCAATATGGATATAATCCATCCCATTTTCCTTTATCTTTCCTAAACATGGATAACTCTTTAATTATCTTGCATCTAGAGCATTCTTTCATTTCTTTACCATCAATGAAAATATGTTCTTTTTTAACTGCCAATGCTATCACCTTTAACCTTTTCCGCCACCGCATCCCATCCGTCCATCTGGACGGCGACTGGGATAACCCCGATCCCTTACCCCGATTGCAGGAACTCGAACCCGCGACCGCAACAAGGGATTGTGCCACTTGCCGCAGACTTACCTAGATCGGGATGTCTGAACAGTTACCGCCTAATCAAAACATCCTGATTGTGCATTTCATCTATCCATTTAAAGACTACAACTACAGCACTTTAGGGAATTAATTTATTGTCACCTATTTTTTAATTTTGGTGGGCCTTGTAGGACTCGAACCTACGACCGGTCGGTTATGAGCCGACTGCTCTAACCTACTGAGCTAAAGGCCCGTTGTTCTTGCTAGTTCAATATATCAGATTCTATTACACATTGTCAATACTTTTTTATTTTTTATTTTTATTTTAAAAAAATAATGGGCGTTAGCCCAAATCAACCAATCATTCGTTTTGATTTAATAAATGTATCTGTCGTCTCCTCAATTGAGTCAATGTCACCATCAAAAATAGCTATCCAATATTTCAAGTCTTCCATAGTGTATATTTCTCTCTTTAGCACATTATATACTTTGCTATTCGCTTGAAATCCGCAAATATGTTCGATAAAGTCAAAAAATAATTCAATATCCGTATCCCATTTCTCCAAAATAAAATTATATCTATCCATGTTGACTCTCCTTGGAAGTGATGTATTATAACCTAACCGACTATAAAATGTCAATAACCATTAAACTTTTTGAACTGATGTTTTCAATTGACTATATTGGCTGTATTATTTAATTGTGAGAATTGATGAGACAATAGTATTTCATATACTATTGTCTTTTCTTTATAATTTTCTTACAAAGCTCAATATAAAAATCTAAATCAATAGTTAGTTCATCTTCTTGATCATGAACCCTCCTTATTATAATTTCTTCAATAGAACTCATATTCAGCCCCA